CTCGTACAGTCCTGGTCTTTTACTTTTTCTTTTCATCTCTTCACTAATACCTCCATCATACGATCTAGTTTGTTGTGAACTTCTTTAATAGCTTCCTCTACCTTGGCGATCCGTGCTTCAACAGCTATATCTCTTTCCCGTTGAGCAGCTAACTCTACCTCTATCTTAGTCATCCGTTTATCACCAAGGTCTAACCGTTCGATCATGCGTTTAATAATCCAACCGATAACTCCAAGGGCAATAGCTAGAGCGGTGTTTAAAAGACCGGATAGAGATTCAATCATCGCTTAAATCTTAATAATGTAGTTCAGGATAATTGTGGGCTGAACATTGTTGTGTGCTTGTCCTGAACCTGCTGTACCAGTTACACTTCCTGCTTTATAATAAGCGTCATCAGCACTAGCACTTGTAGAAGTGCCATCGATGATCGCATCACTACCTCTTCTAACCGGATGATTATCACCACTATCAGTACCATCAGTTTTATGCTGGTGACTCGGCATCTCTGCGGTTGTAAGAGTGTGTGTCTTTGTGCTAGCAATAGTACCGTTATCTTCACCCAGTGTATCAGCAGTAGCTCCTAACAGACTTTCACCCATACCTGCAACAACACGACCCCGCAAGTCAGGCAGATTGAAAGTGGTAGAACCGTCTCCAATACCGTAAGTATCAGATATAACACCAAACAAAGCAGCGTATGTTGTACGATTAACAGCAGACCCGTCACACAGTAAATAACCAGTAGGAGCAGAACTACCAGCAAAAGCCGATACAGTTCCGGTTGGTACTAGATTTGCACCGTTTACTTTGTAGTCTCCTGTAATGTTAACATCACCTGTTATATCTAGGGGGTACTGAGGATTAGTATTAAGAATACCTACTTTACCTACTTCATCTATCCTTACCTTTTCAGAGAAAGTTCCGTTGTAAGCGTTTCTAGTCCAAAAAGCTATACCGTAACCGTTTGAGTTGTTTTCTACTACCGCTTTTAGAGCAACACCCCAATCAGTCTGATCTAATCTGTCTGCTATAGAGCTGGATATTAGTGGCATTTGATTACCAAGTGCTCCTTGAATTTCTCTTATCAGGATACCTTGTTTATTAACAATCTCAATACCCTTAGAAGGACTCGCAGTACCAATACCTACTTTACCGTCTGACTGTACATTAAAGTTAGTATCTGTGGTACTTATCTTAGCAGCAGTAACACTACCATCTACCAACGAGTTAGTACCTACTTTACCAGTAACAGCTACACCAAACCCTCTTTGAATGATGACAATGTCTTCACCTCCGCTAAGGGTTGGTATAATAGTCAATGTGTCCGTGTCAGGATCAACTGTAAAGTCTGTTGTTGGTTCTTGTACAGCACCGTCAATACTTACATCGTATGCTGTATCACCTTGGACCTCTGACCCTGTTACTGTGTATGTAGTATTAGCACCAGCATCACCTGTAAATGTCCACTTTAACGGAGGTTGTGTAGCACCACTAGATACTTGATTTACTTTATTATCAAGATATATCTTTGTTACTGCGTCTGTAGTATCTGTAGGAGTAGCTACATTCTTTAGCCGTAAACTCTTAGCGTCCCACTGTGTACCCCCTGCTTCGATTTGTAGTGATTGATCATTCAGTTCAGCTATCTCCTCAGCAAGATAACGGTTGTGTAGATATGCTCTATCTAGTTCACTCTCAGTAAGTACTGAACCGTTCTGGAAGTCTACAAGGTTCGTGTCCGGCTGGCTTTTTCTTCGTACTCGGACATTCTGACCAGCTGTAACTCCGCTTAATACTTTTATCTTTACAGGAGTTGTAGTAGTCAGTTCAGTGTTTTCATTGACAACACCGTCTACCTCTACCGTAACATGTATGTCTTCTAAGTAATCAAAAGGTATAGGAAATCCGTTACTAATCTTGTCAGCGTCGGCTTCATAATCAAAGTATGTTTTTGGGTCAGCCATGATAATATATTATTAACTATTGAGTTAGGAGTTCAAGCACATCTTCTCGTGATACCCCTGTTTTAAGTCTTGTCCTTGCAAGTGCTAAAGTAGAATACTGCCGATCTAAGTCAGGGAACTCTTTTAACATTTGTTTACGAGCTTCGTTTCTAAATTCCCTAAGAACGCTTGTTATCATCTGTATTCTAGGACTTTCTAAACCAGGTTCAGATAGTGGGGAGGTATTCTTAAAGTCTCTAGATTTTATTAATCTATTTAATCGTTGTCTTAGTGTATCACCTCGTACCTTTACTTGAGATACTAATTCCAACCATCTATCGTAAGCAGATTGACCGGATTCGTTTTCGTAATCCAACAAGTCAATATCACCACCTAGATTAGATATAGGATTTCTAAAGCCATGTTTTAATTCAGCCATAGCTTGTAGTATAGGATCATCCTTTTTAGTGGATATAGCTATCGGATTAGCAGCTTGTAATGGAGAAGCTAACAAAGTCTCTGTCATTATCTCCTCACCTAATATATTCCTTTTAGCATCTAAACTGCCTCGTAATCCAATCTTTCTTTTAACTGCATCCATAACACCTCTAGTCTCTCTTAATACCTGTTCATCACTGTCTGCCATTTGAGACAATATATTAGGTACAAAAGAAGAAGCGAAGTTGCGGTAGAATTTAGCAGCAAACCGCTCAGGATCACTTAAAGCATCGGTGAAGTTTTGTATACCAGTTAAGTACGATTTATTGGTAATGTTTCTGGTAAGAGATATAATCATTGATTGATAAGCGTGTTCTAACAACTTCTCGTTATCTTTACTTTCAAGTGCTGATATATCTCTACCTGTTTGTACTAAGTCAGCAACGATACCAAGCGGAGTAGCTAAAGGATCAAGTCTTTGATAGCTGTAGTAAGTATCACCAATCTTTATACTGTATGGTTGCCAACCTGCTTCTTGCAGTGCTTTCTTCTCCTTTTCATTCTTCGGACCACCACCAGTAATAGAGTTCTCAGCATCACTAATAGCTTCTACTAATCCAAGAACTACCAAACCTGCTGTAACTACTTTACCCCTAGCTTGTGCTTTTACGATTGGGTCTTCACTAGCTATTTCTTTCCTTAGTATCGCAAACTCTTGTTTCATCAAAGGAGTAGCTACCAACGGTGTACGCTCCAAAGCAAAAGTAAGAATGTTAGTAGGAGTCCTTACGAAAGGTAAGATGAATCGGAAACCTGGATGCTTGTTAGTGAAGCTCTGCAATGAAGCACCTATACCTTCTTCTAATTCTTTAGTGAATGTAAGATACCTAGCTTCGTCTTGTGCGTACTGTATAAGTGCAGATTTATCACCGTCAAAGTTTTGTTCTACATAATCAAGTATGAAGTTATTCTTCTCTGTAGTGTCTGTGATTCCTTTTTGTACTGCTATCTCATTAGCTTCTCTAGCAAGTCCCTCTTTGGAACCCATACGACCACCTTCAGTGATAACACCTTCTAATGTATTATTAATGTGTGCAGCTAATTGTTTTGGATTATTTATTCCTTGTTGTATACCAGACATAGCAGCTTTCAAACGGGCAGCTCTACGATAAGCTAATTGCTTGAAGAACTCGTCAGTAGTCATCAACAAACGACTAGGTATTCTAATAACATTGTTAGCAAACCAATCCAGCCCAGCTTCTTGTTTAGTAGATAGACCTTGACCGGGTAGTGCTTCAGATATTCTTTTACCTGTGATTGCTACCTCTGGTCTGTCGCTGAATGAACGAGCGTTAGGATCAAGTACATTGTCAGATTGTTTAAATGCTTTCTTAGCAAACTTACCTGCTTCCTTATACATCTCCTTATCTGACCAAGCAGCCATGACCGCTCTAACAACATCCATGTTACCACTAGCAATACCTCCAAACACAGCTTCGATAGAAGACCATATTTGTGTAAGACTATTACCCATCGCATTGACCACTTGAGTTTTAGGACCACTAAGAATAGCATTCATCCAATACTCAGTAGGCATATCCAGCATAGACTTACCTTGTGCTTTTTTAGATATTTTAAACAGCTTCTCAAAAGTAGCTTGTGGATCATTTGGGTCGATAGTCTCACTGATGATCTTTACCATCTTGTCTGGATCAGAACCGGAAGCATTAACAAATTCTTTACGAATACCGTCTATCTCGTAATCAGATTCACTGATCCCTATCTTTCTTGACCTGAAGTTTTCTCTTCTTGATCCAAGCAGTATACCGCCTTCCCTGCCTAGTTGTCTGTATACATCACCAATACTAAGTAATTGTTGGAAACTGTTCTTTATCTCAGCTATGGCTTTATCCCCACCACCTGCTACCTCATACTTCTTAATAGAATCTTGTAAGTTCTGAATAACAGCAGACCCTTGATCTCTTAAACTTTGTTGTACAATCCGTGCTTCAGCTACTTTAGTTGCAGCGTCCTTACCTTTTTGTAACATCAACTGTTTCTCAACTTCCTCACCAATCTCTGTTACTGCACCTTCTACTGTGATCTTATCAGGGTTCTCTTTGTAGTAGCTTTCTAGTAACTCTTTTAACACGATAACATCGTCACCCGTCTCCAATGCAAACTGAGGGAGTCTAGGTGTACCACCTTCTAACAATGCCTCTGCGTATCCACGGAACTTCTCTGGTACAGCTTGTAGGAACTCGTTGGGTTTCTTTGGATCAAAACTAGGAGCGAAGTCAACAGCACCTCTACCTCTTCTTCTAGGTAAACGCATCTCTGCTATCTCACCTACACGAGTAACAATGCTATCAGCTAGATCGTTTGTTACACCTTTACCTAATAACCTTTTAACAGTGTCAACAATCTTTTCCCACAGTGACATATTAGGATCGTATTCAATCCCTTTAAGTGCTCTTTGTACTACTGGGTCAGAGAAAGCCATCGACATAAACTCAGCTGGATTCTTAATCCAATATGTGTCGGCTTCACCTGCTACTGTTTTTAAATCACCTTTAGCTATGATCTCATCCCGCATGCTGTCCGCTTTCTTAAACATACGGAACATCTCTGCGATGGGCTTAGGTAATCTCTGTTTTAAAACTTCATCAATAGCTGCTGCTCTAGCTCCTATATCGTTTATATCGATAGCATTAAAAGCGTTAGCATCAAAGTACTTATTTACATTTTCAACAGTAACAGCGTGCGTTGATTCGTGTAGTAATTCATATACAGGGTTTCGTTGAAACGAAGAGGACTCACCATCAAATACAATTCTTCTCTTACCTGATTCGTAAAAGGAACCTTTCTTTGCTGACGGTAATTCACTAGCAGCTGCTCTTGTTTCTAATTTAGCATCTATACCAGTTCCTTTTCCTAATGCTAATAATTTATCAACTACTGGTTGGTACTGACCTAATCGCCCTCCTGTTTTATTTACTAGTTCCTGTAAAGCTTCTCGTGCAGTAACAGGGTTATCAGTCTGCATACGCTGACCTACACCTTCAATCAAAGTCTTTTCTTTAAACTCTTGTGCAATATCTGCTTGCTTAGGCCCGGCAAATCTAACATCCAAATCACCCGGTTTAGTGGGTGCTGGGAATATTCTTTCTAAAGCTGTTTTAGCTACTCCTGTTTCTCCTCTAAAACCGGGTTTAGGACCACGCATGATTGTATCGGTAACAACTGCTCTTTTAAACGTTGAAAGTCCAATACCTTCTTTAAACTCAGGGTCGTCAGCTTTAATAAGGTCTATTATCTCTTGGTCACTTATCTCCCCTTGTTCGTCTAAAAACTTATTTTTATTAAAGTCATATTCAAAATCTTCTAGTCTGTAATCATCTAGTAAACCTAACCCTAATCTATCCAATCTATCAGCTACTATATTCCGTTCTGCTAGTGCTAAATACTTTAAATCCTGTTGGTAATCTTGCCCCCATTTATAACCTTCAGGCAGCTCGAAAAACTTTTCATGTGTTTCTGATAATGCAAAGTGTTTAGTTGTTTTATTTTTCAAAGCACTACTGAACATAGCACCTATAGTTCTAACCTGATTGATATCGCTAAGACCATACTCAGACGGTTTGTAGATTTTGTCGTTATTATGTGCATACTGTAAAACAGCTTGATACACTTCCTCCCCTTTACGTTTTGCCAAATCTGAAACAACTCTTACTACATCATCTTTTTCTCTAACAGTTATTTCTCCCTCACCTTGTTTTTTAGTAAACTTGAAATCTCCATCTCTTTCCTTTTTAACCTTCCAATCTTTAAAACCAGTCGTTGGGTCTGTAATAATATCTTCAAGCTTACCTTGAAACGATGCTTTCGTTCTAAACAAAGGTTCAGTTTGCGACAGTGCTTCCCAAGTCTTACCTGCTCTTGTGAGTTCTTCTTTAGTACCGAGAGCTTCTGTTACATCTCTACCAGCCCCTGCTCTTCCTCCCATTAACTCAGATAGATCAAACCACTGCTTACCCCCCATTTGTGCTATCTTAGCGTCTGGTTTTAAAGCCTTAGCTCGTATATTTATTTCTAACTGCTCTCTGGTTAATGGTCCTATCTGTTTTTTTAAGACAGGATCATATATGTAGTAGGAAGGTTCTGCTCCGGGTGCAAAGTCTACTCCTCTTGGTTGTTCAGGGGCTTTAGGTATAACACCAGCTGCTTCTA